TGGTGCTGGACTGAAAGCTGCAATACCTTTGAACAGTTATGTTCGCAGACGTTGGGCTTTCTATAACTTATTTGATGGAGCTCCTGGCACATCTCAGTGGGCTACGGATAATAATCGTGGAACCGCTGATGAAATGCATATTGTTTTGTATGACACTACTGGTGACATCACGGGTTATGATTATGATGTTGCTGGTCAAGCTACAAACTCAGTTATAGAAAGATGGGGCGATGTTTCGAAGAACCCTGTTGCAAAAACTGCCCAAGGTTCTAGTAATTATTATGTTGATGTAATTTTTAGAGGATCAAAGTGGGTTTACTGGGGGGATCATATCGCTGCTGGTACTAACTGGGGTACAGACACTACTTCCGCATATACTGCTGTAACTGTGATAACTGTTGTTAATTTGACAGGTGGAACAGACGATTATGCTGTTACTAATGGTGAACTTAAAACTGCATACGATATATTTGCTGATACAGAAGCAATAGACATTAACTTAGTACTTGCAGGACCAAGTTCTGGTGTTGCAAATACTACAGCTGGAATGGATACACACGGTACAATGATTACTGATCTTTGCGAATTACGTAAAGACTGCGTAGGATTTATCTCCCCATATCGTGCTGCTACTGTTGGAGTTTCTTCGACGATCACGCAGACGGCAAATGTGATAAAGGGATTTAATACCCTTCCATCGTCCTCTTACATAGTATACGATAGTGGATACAAATATATGTATGACAAATATGCTGATGTATATCGATTTGTTCCCCTTTGTGGAGATACTGCCGGTCTTTGTGCAAATGCAGATAAGGTTGCCGATCCTTGGTATTCTCCTGCTGGATATAATAGAGGACATGTAAGGGGTGCAATTAAACTTTCTTACAATCCTAAGAACAGTGAGAGGGATCAGTTGTATCGTTCAAGGATTAATCCTGTTACGAACTTCCCGGGCCAAGGTGTAATCCTCTTTGGTGATAAAACTGCTCTAACAAAACCCAGTGCATTTGATCGTATTAACGTGCGTAGATTGTTTTTGGTCCTTGAAAAGGCAATCGCTATTGCTTCTAAGTATCAACTCTTCGAATTCAATGATGAATTTACAAGGGCTACATTTAGAAACATGGTTGAACCTTTCTTGAGGGATGTCCAAGGAAGGCGAGGAATCTTTGACTTTAAGGTAGTCTGTGATTCATCTAATAATACAGGTGAAGTTATTGATCGTAACGAGTTTATTGGTGATATTTACATTAAACCTGCTCGATCCATTAACTTCATTACCCTAAACTTTGTTGCGGTGCGAACTGGTGTCGCATTTAGCGAAGTCATTGGACAATGGGGGTAATAAAAAATGGCTAACATAGATGACTTTAAAGCAAATCTAATTGGTGGTGGTGCAAGAGCAAACCAGTACAGGGTAACTATTACGCCGCCGCCGGGCATTGCAATAGGACTTGACGTTCGTAGAACTTCATTTCTTGTAACTGCAACCAATCTTCCTGAACAAACTTTAACACCAATTGCAATTCCGTTTCGTGGGCGAAATATTTACATTGCTGGAGATCGTGATTTTGCAACAGAGTGGACAACCACATTCTACAACGATACGGACTTTATGATTCGTAACGCCATGGAACGGTGGTCTAATGGTATTAATGATCTTGCAGATAATACAGGTGTTGTTGCTCCTGCTGATTATCAGACGGATTTGACAGTAGAACATTTGGATAGGGATGACACAATTTTGAAAAGTTATATTTTCAGAAGTGCCTGGCCATCTACCATTGCTTCTATTGAGCTGACAAACGCCGCTGCTGCTGATATAGAAACCTTTGCGGTTACTTGGAGATACCAACACTTTGAAGCTTCCGGCGTAAACTTTTAATTTTAACCTACTAAATAGAAGGTAGGAGATTGAAGTATGGCGGAACTATTCGGTTTTAGTATAAAAAGGTCACAGAAGGAGCTCGGGACTAACGAAAAAAGTTTTGCTAGTCCTGCTCCTGATGATGGTTCTATTGAAGTTTTTGGCGGTGGTTTCTTTGGCCAGGTATTAGATATCGATGGCCGAGAAAAAACAGACATTGATCTCATCAAAAGATATAGAGATATTTCTATGCAGTCGGAGTGTGATACAGCGATTGAAGATATCGTTAATGAAGGTATTGTTGCGAATCAGGAAGATATCCCTGTACAAATTTCTTTAGACAGAGTACCATTTTCAGACAAAATTAAACGTAAAATTAGAAAAGAATTTGAAGAAGTTCTTCGATTATATGACTTTAATGTAAAGGGCCATGATATCTTCCGGCGTTGGTATGTCGATGGCCGATTGTATTATCAGAAAATTATTGACACTAAGAATCCGCGTAAAGGTATATCTGAATTACGTTATATTGAAGCGACTAAAATCAAGAAAGTTAGGGAAAACAAAAAAGAACTTGATCCCAAAACTGGTGTTGAAATGATCACAAAAATTTCAGATTATTTCATCTATAATGATAAGGGCATACAAAGTGCTGGTATAACTGGAACTGGTGCAAATCAAGGTGTGAAGATCGCTGCAGATTCTATTACATATGTTCCTTCTGGTATACTAGAAATGAATACTGGCCGAGTTTTATCTTATCTGCATAAGGCAATCAAACCTGTAAACCAATTACGAATGATTGAAGATTCTCTTGTAATCTATCGTATCTCACGAGCTCCAGAAAGACGTATCTTTTATATTGACGTTGGTAATCTACCGAAGGTTAAAGCAGAACAATATTTAAAGGATGTAATGAATAGGTATCGTAACAAAATGGTTTACGATGCTTCCACTGGGGAAATAAGAGATGATCGAAATCATATGTCGATGCTTGAGGATTTCTGGCTTCCACGGCGAGAGGGCGGTAGAGGAACGGAGATTACTACACTCCCTGGCGGGGCAAATCTAGGAGAGATTGATGACATTACATACTTTCAAAGAAAATTATACCGTTCACTTAACGTGCCGATTTCAAGACTTGAATCTGAATCAGGATTCAGTCTCGGCAGAAGTACAGAAATTACCAGAGATGAACTTAAATTCACTAAGTTTGTACAACGGATTAGGAAAAAATTCACTCCCCTATTCACTGATGTACTCAAAACCCAGCTACTCCTTAAAGGTATCATTGCCGCAGAAGATTGGCCTTTAATTCAAGAGCATGTTTCATATGATTTCTTAGAAGACGGTCATTTTGCGGCACTCAAAGAATCAGAGCTTCTTGAAGATCGAATTAATCAATTAGGTTTAATTGAACCTTATATTGGCACATTCTTTAGTAAAGAGTATGTTTTGAAAAAAGTCTTGCATATGACTGATTCTGAAATTCAAAGTATACGTGATCAGATTAAGAAAGAGACTGAAACTGATCCTATGGATGGTGGAATTATTCTACCTCCAGGCGGTGATGGAATTCAGAGAGTACCAGTTGGACCTGATGGTATGCCTATTGATCCTAAGATGCCTGCTGATGATAGGGCAAAGGCAGCAATGGGACTTGAGCCATCGATGCCATCAGTAACACCAACAGTTAAACAACCGCCTCCAGAAGGTGGGGCTGCTGCATCAGCTGCTGATACACCAATTCCTTCTGGCGGAGAAGAAGAGGAAGAAGAAGATAAGAGTTTTATCATTAGAAATGGTTTGAAGAAAGGAAAGAAAAAATGAGTAGAGAATTTGTAGATGCCGTTGTGGCAGGAGATAATATTAGTGGAGAGAAAGCATTTAAGGATGCACTTTCCATCAAAGTTGGAGAAACCTTAGAGGTAAAACGCAGAGAATACGCAAAAACTTTTGTTGGTTCTCTTCCTAAAGCAGTAGAAGAAGATGATTAATTTCGAAAATGTTTATGAATCTACAGTGGTAGAGAAGGATGAGCATAAGAAATCTCGGCAATATAAGAAATTATCACCTAAATTGAAGGGTGCTGTCGATGATATTTTTAAAATTATGGATTCTAAACCTTCAGATTTCCTAAATAGTTTCGAAAAAACAATTACAGATGTTTCAAAAAAATT